ATGACCAATGTGACCTATAACATCAATGCTACCGATGCTAGAAGTTTCCAACAAATGATTGCCCAGGATCCAAGTTTCTTGTATGCGGTGACCTTGCGTGGCCAAAACATGATACCTGGCGCGGCCGGAGGATTATAAAATGAGTTTTCAATGGATTATAGATAACGCACAAGATGTACAGATCAACAAGCGTGGTGTTGTGGCCACAACCATAGCCCGCGACCAAACTGTGCGTAGTGTTAGTCGTGCTGGTATCGTTTGGCGCTTTACAGTTACCCCAGCAACAGGATTGAGATACAATGATCCCAGTATTAGAGGTTATATCGAAACAATAGATAATTTAGATAGATTCACAGCGTTCACAGCCAGTTTTAGTCATTTGAATTTGTTTCCTTATCAAGATACAACTCCACCAACCAGCATTACAGTTACACAAGGATCAAACACAGCAACTATCAACAGTGGCACATTGATTAGTGGCGATGTTGTTCAACTTACTGGTCAACCAAGAGTTTATAGTGTCTATGGTAATACTAGTGGTACCACAGTTACATTTAATCGTCCTGTGCTAGAAGCCAGCGGCACTTATGGATTGACTGTGGGCAACAATGTCACATTCAATTTGATTTGTACTCAATTACCTGATTACAAAATCAATCCTGGTAATATTGTTACTTGGGATAAACCATTTATCTTTGTAGAGGCGTTACCAACACCATGACATCAGCACTAAATCTAACTGCTTATCGTGGCATTCAACAGGCCACATTCATTCGTATGGTATTCACGCAAAATGGAAGCCAAGTGGTGGTGCGTGTAAGCAATCATTCAACTCCATTTTCAATTGTTGAAAGTGATGGACAAAGTTATAGTTATCCAGCTGTAGGTACATTGTTGGGTGTTACACAAATTACCAATGAAATCAAATCCAGTCAGGCGGATGTCACAATAAGTTTAAGTGGTATTCCCCAACAATACATGGCCGACATTGTGGCCAATCCAATCAAAGCGGCACCAGTAGAAATACGCAAGGTATTTTTTGATACCAATGGCAATTATCTGAATATTACTGGTAATCCAATATTGGAATTTGTTGGAGTGGTCAGTAACTTTTCAATTGATGAAAAATGGACCAATTACGCCAGTCAAAGCATTACCAGCACAATCAATTTGACCTGTGCCAGCACATTGGCTGTGTTAAGCAAACAAGAAAGTGGACGCAGAACCAACCAAGCAGATCAATTGTATTGGTTCCCCGGTGACAACAGCATGAATAGAGTAGCCAGTTTGACTGATGCGGTATGGAATTTTGGTGGCAATACACCAGTCAGTACTATTAGTCCAACTACTGGCATGGTAGTACAGGCATAAGGAATAGATATGTGGGATTTTCTAGGTTCGATATTTGGAGAAGGTGCTGGATTAGGCGGTATATTTGCTCGTGTGGCTGTGGCATTTGGTCTAATGAGATTTATCACAGGACTTACTAATAAAAATAACACAACCACAACTGTTGTTGATAATCGTATCCAAGTTGCTCCAGCTACTACTAACAAGATTCCAGTGGCATATGGTGCTAGTTATTTTAATGGTACCATATTTGATATCGAATTAACCAATAACAATCAAAGTCTTTGGGCTGCCATTGCCTTGTGTGAAACTACAGGTAATTTATATTCTACAGGTTCAGCCAGTAGTATTCATATTGATGCTATCTACTTAGACAACAAATTAATCACATTCAAAAGTGATGGCACAACGGTAGATTATACCACAGATGATACTGGTGTTCAAGATACCAATCCCAGCGGTCTAATAGGTATCTATCTCTATCAAGGCAATAGTAGTAGTCCTATGTTGCCAGTAACTCCTGGTACAACCACAGCTATTAGTGGCACAGTTCCTCCAGCGGCCTATAGCATTATGCCTGGATGGAGCAATACCTACATGGCAGAAAATTTGATCTTTGCCATTGTCAAATTGAATTATGATCAAAGCAAAGGTCAACATACTATTCCCAATTTGAAATTCCATGTGGTCAATAACATGAATTTGCCTGGTGATTGTTTGTATGATTATATGGTCAATGATCTTTATGGTGCGAGCATTGATCCCAGTTTGATTAATACTTCAAGCATCGCCGCGTTGAATACCTATAGTAGTCAATCAGTTACTTATGGCGCTTATCCAGCACAGCAACGCTATGCTATCAATGGTCTAATAGATACTACTAATAAAGTGTTAGATAACATGGACAAAATAGCTGCCACAGCCGGTAGTTATATTACCTACGATGTGGCTACTGGTAAATGGAGTGTGTTAATTCAACAGGTTGTTAGTCAAACATTTAGTTTCGGTGATCACAATATCATAGGACAAATCAGTGCCACAGGTACTGCTTTGGACAGTTACTACAATGCGGTTGAATTACAATTTCCTTATGCTTATTATAGAGATCAAAACAATTACATTCGTATTGATTTACCTAGTCAAGATTTGGATTACAATGAGCCTATCAATGTTCTTAAATTACAGCATGATCTAATTAACAATCAAGTTCAAGCGGCTATTATTGGTAATATCATGTTACGCCAAAGTAGAGAAGATCTAGCTGTGGAATTCAAAACAGATTTTTCCAGTTACAATTTACAAGTGGGTGATGTGTTTGGTCTTACAAACAGCACCTATGGTTTTACCAATAGACAATTTCGTGTTATAAAATTAATCAAATCCGAAGATGAAAAAGGTGAGTTAACCATTGCGGTCACTGGACTTAGTTACAATCCGGATGTTTATACTGTAGATACAATAGATCAATTTACTCCATTGTTAGGAACCAGTACAAATCCCAACTTGGCAGCTATTCAAACACCTGATGCGCCTACAGTGGTAGGAAGCACAGTTAGTAGTCAACCCAGCATGACTGTTACCGCAACAGTACCCGCAGGTGTTGTTACTGACATGGAATTCTGGGCGTCAAGTGATGGTACCAATTATACATTCCAAGGATCTACTCGTAGTCTTAATAGTGGACCATTTGCCACAGGATCAACTACTTCATTCAAAAGTATTGAATTATTAACAGCCACTTGGTATTGGAAAGTTCGTGCTGGTAATGTACAAGGTACAAGTCAATTTAGTGCGGCTAGTACAGGATTTGCTTTTACCTATACACAAGCTCCGGATGTATTGCCAAGTAACACACCTATAACCAATTCCAGCGGTGGTGGATTAACTGGTCTTGAAGGTTTGGGTCTTGGTATTATTGGTGCTTATGTAGCTAGTCAAATAAATTGGCAAGGATTGGGTAATAGTATTTTAAGTGGATTAGAAAGTGCTGGAATATTAGATTCTTCAACTGTAGCTAGTATTCAAAGTAATCTTAATAAACAATTTACAGGTGGTACAACTGCTGGTACAGGTATTAATGTAAGTTCATCTGGTGTGGTTAGTCTAAATGCTAATCTTAATGATCTTAATGATGTTAATTCATCTTCCCCAACATCAGGACAAGTATTAACTTGGAATGGAACATATTGGATTCCTGAAACTAATTCATCTTCTAATGTTCAAAAAATGGATGATTTAACAGATGCCGATACAACTACTGTTACACCATTAGTTGGAGATTATTTGTATTGGGATGGTACTAATTGGAGACCAGATAGAACAGAAACTGGTCCTGGTGGATCACATTATTATCAACAATCTCCGGCACCTACTGATGTTTGTGAAATTGGAGGATATATTGCTGTTGGATCAATAAGTGTACCAACGGTTACAGATACAAATTTATCAACTTGTGGAGGAAATCAACAATTTACTGTTGCTCCTGATCAGACTAGTACATCTATTGGCGCAACTTATAGTTCTAAAACAGGCCCAACCGGTGGCTATTATTATATTACTGTTACCTTTTCATCTACTACAGCACCTACTGGAAATTGGTTAATTTCAGCTGGAAATCCTTCAGCTAATGGATTACATACGATTTCTAGTTCAACTAGTACTAGTGCTACTATAAGATACACATATAATCCCGGCACCATAAGTTCAGGAACTTATTTTAGAATGGATAAACCTAATGGTACAGGTAGTGCTCCAAGAATATATGGACTAAAATCTTTAATTATTAAGAATAATATTGCTAGTTCTTATACTTTAGTAATTACTCCAAGTGTAGGATGCGTTAGTTGGTCGCCTAATCAATTGAATTCAACAAATTATATTCCAAATAGTTCTTCCGGAATTACAGACGGTCCTAATCAATATGGCAATTCAAATAATCCATTATCTTTTACTGGAAGTTATAATGCTATTAATACTATTTTACAAGGTAAATTAAATTGGTGTTATAATTCAGCTTGGACTGATTATACAACTACTGTTTCTATCCCACCGAGTTCGACTTCAGTAACTATTTCTTATGCTTTAACGGCAAATGGAGTTACAAAAACTCATACAGAAACATTGACATATGTTTCATATTCGACAATGTATCCATTAGATAAACAATATACAGTTAGTTAATATTAATTTTATCTAATATAATTGAGATTTGTTCTAAGAGAAGATGATCATCTTCAGTTAAAGAATTTGTTTTAATTCTTTGAATTAATTCTTTCAATCTATTATAATCAATTTTCATAATCAAAAAAAAGACTCATAATATGAGTCTTTTGAAAAAGGTGTTAGGGAGAAATTCAGAGAAATTAGGGTAATGGCTGTAACCCTGGAGAATTTATCGTTATGCCAACGATGTCAGAACCTTGTATCACAGGACGCAATACAATTCTCCCTAACACACTTATTTATTCCGCTCAGTAAAATAAGCATAGAAAATAGACTGAATTCTATGCGCTCCTTTGATCAATGTTGTGCCATCTGGATGAACAAAGGCACTACAATTTCTACAATGAGTTCGCCAGTGTCTTTCAGGCGTCAATGACAATCGTTTTTCAACTATTTGATCAGTTACAATTTCTCCACAACCCAATTCACACAATCTATTAACGGGTTTTAGTTTTTCTATTTCAATAGGCAATGTGGTATTGTTGTCTTCGCTGATTTCAAATACTTCAACAATTTCTTCTTCACCAAATTCATTTTCAACTATTTGTCTCACTCGTTTGGGTTTGGACCATTTTTTTGTTGGATTTATAATGGCCACCGATTCTATAAATTGTTTGATATCTTCATTTTTCATCCAGTATTTAATAACCAAAAACTTTTATCTACTTTTTCTTGGGTTTTTCAGGGTTTTTTTAAGTTATCACTAAATACTAATGTGATCAGAAAGATCAACAACAAATTCATAACCCTTAAGGAGAATTTTTATGTCAGCCGCATCAAGTTATTTAGAAGCAAAAGTACTAAACCATGTACTAACATCAACAAGTTACACACAACCAAGCACACGCTATGTGGCTTTGTTTAACAACACAAGTGGTAACGCATTAGCTAACCTACAAAACGGAACATTAACAGATGAAGTTTCAACTTCAGGTACTGCTTATGCTCGTCAAGCTGTAACATTCGCTGCCGCCGCAACTACTGGTAGTGGTCTAACAGCCGTTACTACAAGTGCTACCAACGCAACTGTTACATTCCCAACAGCAACAGCAAGTTTTGGTTCAATCACTCATGTGGCCGTTATGGATGCCGCAACAGCTGGTAATGTACTGTTCTTCGGTGCTGTTACAACTGCCAAGCAAATTGACACAGGTGATACATTTCAGATCACAAGTGGCAACTTGACTGTAGCCCTAGCTTAATTCGTTAAGCAACACCTGCTAGGGGCATTGCCCCTTTCAGGCTGAGTACACCAGTATTCTAGACTTGGACTCCTAGAGTATTGTAGAAACAACTATAAGTGGAGCAAGTCACAATGTCATCAATAACAACAAGAGCAGGTAAAGGCTCACCGTTAACCTATATAGAGGTCGACAGCAATTTTACCAATCTCAATTCAGACAAAATCCAAGCCACCAATGGTATGGGATCCAGTGGACAAGTATTAACCACTGACGGAACCAATGCCACTTGGGCCACAGCCAGTAGTGGATTACCTACCGCTATCATAAATTTTGGAGCAAATATAGCATATTCCGGTACTGGTAGTAAGGCGTTAAATGGCAATATTAATCAAATATTTTCAAATATAAGTTCTTTATCAATAGGTAGCAATAGTTATAATTGGAATGGAAACGGTAGTGTTAGTAATGTCCCTTATATAACATTCCCAGCAGGAAGTTATCAAATATTAATACCTGCTTATAAAACACAGATTGGAACAATTGGCACAATGTATTTTGGAGATACATCTACCAATAATCAATTAGTTACATCTTATAGTAATTCTACTTTTCAACAATTCTCTGTCGGAAGTTATCCATTTTTTCAAGGAGGAATTTTTACATTTGACACTACAGGTACAACTATAATTCCTGTAGGTAGTACTAGTAATACTGGTTATTCCTATAATGGAATTTTACAAATTACCAAATACGCCTAAGGAATAACCAATGACCAAACCAGTTATAGTTACAAGAGCAAGTAAAGGATCAGCCCTTACTTGGACCGAAGGCGATAGTAATTTTACTAACCTTCAAAATGCCACACTGACATTTACAGATGGCACAAACAGTCACGCATTCAGTCTCAATGATACAGTGACATTTACAGCAGGTACAAATATTACCTTATCAGTTAATAGTTCAACAGGTGCTGTTACCATTAACAATGGTATGTCGGCATTTGATCCCACAAGTCCCGGACCGATTGGTGGAACAACTCCTGCCGCTGGAACATTTACACAAATTGTTAGAAATGGCAATTTAAGTATTGCTGGTCTAGGAACGCAAGCTCAACTGTTTAGATCAGGTGGTGGTACTATTACAGATACTACCAGTACAGGTACTATTACCGCAACATATCTAAATGGTTTCGGACCACCAACTATAGCGGCCACGAACGCAGGTGTTACCTATACAACAGCGGCTACATTAACTATTGCTCCTCCTACAGCAGGTACTAATGTCACTATAACAACTCCATTGTCATTGTATTCAAGTGGTACAATTCAAACTGTTGGTTTAACTACCACAGGTACAACAGCAATGGGTGGATTAACTAATATTACTCCTAATGGTACTAATGGAGTAACTATTCAACCTAGTGGTACTGGTACAATTACAATCAGTAGTCCTACTACTGGAACTATTGATGGTATGAATATTGGATCAACAACCGCAAAAACTGGTAAATTTACCAATTTGACCACAACTGGTTATTACAATGAAGCGGTATATACCTCGGGCTCAACAACAGGTACAATTACACCTGATTGTGCTAATGGTACAACACAAAAGATTACTCTAACTGGTTCAATAACATTTTCAGCATTTGCCAATCCAGTAGCAGGTCAATCAATGACCTTAATCATAACACAACCAGCCTCAGGTGGTCCATATACACTAACATCAACTATGAAGTTTGCTGGTGCCACAAAAACATTAACAACTACAGCCAGTGCTGTTGATATTATGACTGTGTTTTATGATGGTTCAACATATTATGCCAGTTTGGCCACAGGATTCGCATAATGCCAATTGGTGCGTTCAAACTCAATACTATCAGTAGATTGTTATCTACCAGTGGAACCATAACAGCCACTGGTGGATCTGTGAATTTTGCCTATATTAGTGGTGTTGGTTACAAAATTCACACTTTTACAACAACTGGTTCAAACTCGTTTGTTGTCAGTGCTACCACTGGAACACCCAAAGTAGATATTTTATTAGTAGGTGGCGGCGGAGCAGGTGGCGGCGTTACAACTACTACTGGCGCAGGTGGCGGCGGAGCAGGTGGTGCTGTCGTTTATCAAACAGGTGTTCCTGTTATTGTAGGTACTGGGACAGTTACAGTAGGGGCTGGTGGAAGCGGAGCTAATGCCGCTGATGGAAATCCAGGTGGATCATCTTCTACGACATTAAATGGTGGAATTACAGCGGCGGGTGGTGGTGGAGGAACTGTTAATAGTGCCGCAACTAACGGCGGCGGTTCAGGTTCAAATAGTGTCACAAGTTTTACCAGTACACAAGGCACTTATGCTTATAAGGGCGGTAATAGTTTCGGCTCATCTACCGCCGGATCTATAGCATCAGGTGGAGCCGCTGGTGCGGGTGGAGCAGGTACAAATGCCGCTAATGCTACAGGCGGCAATGGTGGTATAGGCATTCAAAATAATATTAATGGTTTTAATCTATATTATGGTTCAGGTGGGGGTGGATCAGGTACAACAGCCGGTCAGGTTTATGATAATACAGGAACTTTAGTTACCTCTGTCGGAAGTAACGGTGGTGGCCGATCAGTAACCAATCCCGGACGAAGCAATCTTTTAGTATATGGTGGGGGTGGGGGTGGCGCATATAATAATAGTAGTTCAGCCGAGGTTGGTGGTTCTGGTAATCAAGGTATTGCCATATTGAGATATCCTGCGCCATTAGTCAGTCAGTTGACTTATATTTCCAGTACTACAACTTCGAACAGTTCAACAGTTACTTGGCCAACTGTACAAGCAGGTGATATCGCTATATATTTTAACTCGGCCGTATCTACTTTTTCTAATGCCGTGCCTACCACAGTTAATCCAACAGGATTTAACAGTATTCAAATAGCTACAAATAATACAACAAGAGGTTTAAGATCCAATGTGTTTTACAAAGTGTGTACTGGCAACGAAAGTGGTACCACACTTACTGGTATGACATATCAAACTAGTACAACACTTACAACAAATAATTTAATTATATATCGTCCAAATATTCCTAATAATCAAATCATTGTTAGTACAGGCATCAGTCAAGCAGGATACGGTAGTTCCGGGGTTATTACCAATCAAGTACTTCCTATGGGTTCTATAAATAATACAACTTTTGTTGGATTTGCCTATTACTTTGCCGGAAGCGGCGGCTCAGTTACACGAGGAAGTACAGTAACAGCTACTCGAGAAATAGCTAACAATGCTACCCAATATGTTCAAACATTCGATGCGTTGACTCCCAGTTCAACTATTGCCAACTCAACTTTCAGCATTAGTACAAGTGCCGCTAGTGCTCAAAGTTTAATAAGTTTTTATATTACTATTATCTAAGGACAAGCAATGGCAACACAAGATCAATTTTATCTAACCGATGGCTATTTTACACCTAGCCTAGACTATTTTGTCTACACAGCTGATGCGGCCGCCAGTGTTGCCAGCCAGTCCACTGTGGTTGCCTTTGGTGGTGATATCAAGACCACTATTTTAATTGCGTTTGATACCAGCACATTAACTGTTACGCCAAACAGAATTAGAAATACAAACGCCAGTGTATCAAGTTCAAGTACAGTTACCGAAACTCCAACAAGAATTCGTTCTGTTACCACCGCATTATCTACAACCACAAGTCAAACCGCATTAGGTGGCAAGTTACAATCTGTTCTAGTTGACCTAACACCATATGCTGTAAATTATTTTGGAGATGATTATGCTTTTATTGGTGGTATCGCTAGTTCAATCATTATTAATGCTACCAAGATAGCTGCCACACCTTATAAAACAGGCAATGCCAATTTATCTAGTAATTCAACTGTTCAAATTCAACCTATTAAAGTTGGCAATGCCCAAAGCAATTTGAATATTAGTTCAACACAAACAACCGTATCTAATAGAACAAGAAATACCACAGTGGCATTAACTGATCAATTCAGCACAACATTGATCTGCCGTGCTACTAAGAATGATCAGGTTAATTTGTATTCTAATTCCAATACCGCAACAATAGCGGCTATAATTAGAACAATTAACACAGCCCTAAGTACCACAACCAGCATTGTGGCCACAGGTTCAAGAAGTAGATTGTATTCCAGTGCTCAAGCCAGTACTGCCAGTATTGTTGCGGTTGATTATCGTATTCGTTCATATCAAGCCGCGACATCAGCGGCTTTTTCATTGACTAAAACAATTAATGTAACCAAAACAACCAATATTACAGTTTCTAGTGCGTCTGTTTTAATCACAAGAAATAATAAAATTGTTCAATTCTCTGCGGCATTAACTGATCAATTTAGTACCACATTGATTTGTCGTGCTACAAAAAATGATCAAGTTAATTTATATTCCGCCAGTACATTAACTGAAATAACTAGTCGTGTTCGCAATACAAGTGTGACATTATCTGTTAACAGTTTAATTACCACTATTGCGGTTAAAACTGTTAACATTGCCAAGACTTTACAAGCGACCACAAGTCAAACCACAATTAGTAAAAAAGTTACTGGTTATTCAAGTAATCTAACCAGCACATTCTCACAAACACAGTCTTATATAAGAATAAGAACTGATGCCAGTGCTGAATATGCCTTATTCACTATAGGTGTTGTTTGCTTTGCCACAAAAAATGGCATTGACGCAATGGTTGCTAGATCGACTATTAATATTACGGGCAATTGTAATGCTACAAGAATTAGTAATTTATCTAGTAATTTAACGATAACTATTCAACCTAATAAAACTACACAATCAAATATAAGTTTAATTAGTTCTAGTTCTATTGTAATTATTGGAGCAAAAAATAGTTTATTTTGGCATAATAATTCTGCCGCAAATGGTTCTCCTATTGTTACGGATTCTTCAAATAATGTTTATTCTATTGGAAGTTATACAAATACATTAATAAAACTTAATAAATTTGGTGTAGGTCAATCCACTTATAATATATTCACTAGTCCAAGCAACGCACCTGCCACTTTTTATACTATGGCTATTGATTCGGCTAATAATATTCTCGTTGGTGGCCAGCCACCTACTATGGGAAGTGTTAGTTCAGATGGATCTAGTATAAATTGGTCTAAATCTGGAACTGGAAGTATTAGTAATAGTAATAGTGTTCAATTAAGAACAGTTAAAACTGTAGGATCCACTTCTTATTGGGCATTTATTACACCTTATCGTGTATCAACGAAAACTTATGAAGAAATAGATATCGTTCAAATTAATAGTTCTGGAACTCTTGTTAATTATTATAGTGGAGGACATGGTAGTAATTCATATGATAATGTTCAAGACATTTATCCCACTGTTGGAACTATATTTGTAGCACACAGTACTTTTAGCGGTAGTGGAGCGATTTGGAAAGTAACTCAACAAGGTGTAGGAACATATTCATTACCATATAGTACAACCATTAATTTAACAAATATTGTTGCGGATTCTTCCAATAATATCTATGTTTGTGGTTATGATTATACCAACAATAATTTCATTATTAAACTTAATAATGCTGGTGTTTTTCAATGGCAAAGAAATATATCAGTTCTCAATATTAATGCGGGTACTTATGATTTAAAAATTGATTCTTCTAATAATTTATATTTGGCCAGCTATGATGGTAGTGTTGGTACAATTATTAAAATGAATGCCAGTGGTACTGTATTATGGAAAAAACAAGTTTTAAATCAATACGGACCAACTTTTGTCAGTTTATCAATCCAAAATGGAATTGTTTATGGTTCAGGAAGTTCGGGTCTATATACATTTTCTGAACAAGGTGAAAATATTACCTATGATGATGGAGTTCAAATTGTTGATAATACATCAACAACTGTTTCGACTCCTTCAACTCCTTATACCTGGACTATTGGTTCAAATCAAATTAGTTTAAATTCTGGTGGTAGTTATAGTTTAGGTTCTTCAATTTATTCAGGTACTGCTAATAATGGCACATTAAATGGACTATCAAGCCAAACATTTTATGCGCCATCTATAATCTATCAATTTAATGCGAATTTAACCAGTAGCTTTACTCAATCTGCTTTGGGAATAAGCAGAAAAGGTACTAATTCTAAGTTAACCAGTCAATCATCTGTATCTATTATTGGAAAAAAAGTAGTTAGTAGTTCTTGTCAATTATCAACAACAAGCACATTAAATGAAATTGTAAATTGTACTCGCAATTTTAAAATTAATTTAATATCTGCTAGTTCAGAAGTCATTGTTGTTGCCAAATCCAGCGCAGATGTTGCCAATTTAACCTCTTCAAGTACTCTGGTAGCGGCGCCAGTTAAAATAGGTAGAATTAGTCAAACTGTAAATAGCACCTCAACTTTAACTGAAGTTACCAAGAGAACACGCGGTGTTACGGCCTTTTTACAAGCAAATAGCAACTGTTCAATTACAGCCTACAGAATTAGGCCAATATCGGTCTCTATTGCCAGTACCACCCAACTGACCTGTGTGGATTCGGCTGTTGATAGTGCTCAGGCCAATTTATCAAGCTATTCGACTTTAACTGAAACTACCAATAGACTTCGTGGAACTAGTGTATCATTGACCAGTACTAGTACTATTACAGCATTAATCAAACGCACAAGATCTACACAAGTTAATTTTAATTCTACAACTAGTTCGAATATAAACGCATATCGAATTAAACAATTTTCAGCGGCATTAACTGATCAATTCAGTACCACATTGACTTGTCGAGCTACAAAGAATGATCAAGTTAATTTGTATTCCACATCTAGTCAGTCTGTTGTTGGTAAGAAAACAGTTGGTTTCCAAGCTAACTTATCTAGTTCTAGTTTATTACATCTAAATGTTACATTTGCTGGTTCTGCCAATTTAGTCAGTAGATTCAGTTTAACTGCTATAGATTATAGAACTGAACATGATCAAGCCAATTTGGCCAGCACTTCAAGCATAACTATTCAAGCTCAAAGAATAAGAAATGACCAAACTAATTTGGCCAGTGCTACAACCTTAACTGAAATACCAACAAGAATTCGTCAGGCTCAAATACATCTATCAGCATTGGCCAGCGAATTAACTGTGGATGTTGCTACACGAACTGTTACAGCACATTTGACATCTATCAGTAGTCAAACTTCAACAGTAATACGAACAAGAACTGATCAAGCACATTTTGGCGCCAATTCAACATTGTCTGCCAATGTTGGTAAATTGGTTCAAACCACTGTTCATATACAAGCCTTGTTCTTTGAATTAAGCACTGGTATCAAGATTCACATTGATCCAAACTTAACTTGGCCGATCAGCCGAGATATGTTTGTATGGACCATAGAAAGTGAATTGGACACTTGGTTGATAGACGCAGAATCGAGAACACAAACAATAGAAGCAGAAGATAGATCGCAACAGATAGAATCTGAACAACGAACATACATACTATAAGGAGTCCACGATGACCACAGGATTTTATATTCAAAACAGTCAACTATACATTGACAAAGATACAAGTAGCCAATTGACCTATACCTTAGATTGGAGCCAATGGTTGGCCTCAGGAGATCACATAGCCAGTGCGGTACAAACTGTACAGGCCCGTGCCAATGATCCCGCACCATTGGTAAAAGTTACTGGTGGAGTAACTGGAGGCAACCAAACTTATATTCAATTGAGTGGCGGACAAGAAGACAAGACCTATACGGTTTTTGTCACTGTTACTACTTCAAATGGTTTGGTTGAACGCAGAAATTTCAAAGTTAGAACAATTAGCCGTAGTGCTTAAACTGTGTTAATGGACCGCGAGGGCAGGCTGAACTAGGGGATTTTGTCCATTTCTCCCCTAGGCATCAACGCATTGGCAGACGAGCGGCTACCCCCTCACTCACATTTCCGCCCTGATTTTAGACAATTAGCTAAATACAATGTAGAGAATACATTCAGGCAAACAAATGGCACACATAGGCTCCTTTAACGGGGTTAAAACAGGACCCACCCGATATACATTATTCAATTCCTAACTGATGGCAGACTCACTGTCTAGGTTTGTGCGGTTACCTACAAATATGGGTTGACTGAAAAGGTTGTGAATTAGACGCAGGGATCTAATTGGATATTGTTAGGCAGAGACAGCCAAGGGTATAAACATGATAAACGATGGTCTCTGAGGATTTTCTTGATCCAAAAAAAATGGCTGTTGCTAGTCATGACTTGAAAATGGTAGAGAATATAAAAGAATCATTCATAGTCAAATGCTTACGCATTTGCCTATTTCGTTAAAGCACTTCGTGCCCAGTTGGCACTCGAAGCTTTAACATCAAATTTTATAAGAAAAACAAATAAATGAAAATGAGTTTGAGCCAGAAGGCGAAACGAAGTTTCATTTATTGGACTAACGAAGTTAGTCCTTGTTCAACCAATAAGATAGACATATCCACAAATTCTCTGTTATATTATTAGCAAGGAGAAAGAAAAATGGCAATAACTCGATTAAACAAGCACGACACCCATCCCACGAGCATACATTTATGCCAACAACCAAGCAAACACTATGCGGCCCTGAGATGCGTTACTTGCGACAAACACATACAATGGCTCAGCCGAAAAGACGCTGATTTATTGTTATACATTGATTTAGATATTTGGTACACAATGTCAGAAGAATTATTGGATGATAAAATTAATTTTACCATACGAGATACAGAAATCAATGAACAAGCAATCGAATTGAAATTTGCCACAGAACAGGATCTTGTGTGGTTTCAATTAAAATATGGAGAATATCTTGAATAAAGAACTACTAACAATTATGGAACAAGTCTATGCCAACTACACGGGTGAACAAGTGGCTGAATGTATTGCCCATATACGCATAAGACTTAAT